CACCGCCGATATGGAAGAGACAGTTTCAATGCTCGCGATGTCCGTGGCCAAGACCAAATGTGACCAGATCATCGCTGTATCTCACCGTGATTCAGACATGGCTGCTTCAGATAACATCGTGACTATGACCCGTGGGTAGACTTTGTCGTTAATATTAGAGGTTTTGGTACACCTTAAACTTCTCTATTGACGAACTCCATACCCCCTCTGGGGTGGTGACCCGGCCCTGAACCCGGTAATTCCCGGACAGGTCGAGGTCCCCGGCAATTGAGAAGTAGCTCATTTGTCCGTCCGTCCCATCCCCGGCGCCGCCTGATCCAACCGTAGTGAAGGCGGCTGCCCCCTCTATAACCACCTTGTCTGACTTCTCAAGACGGACAAGCATGATTGTGGCAGACGAGATGTCAATGGGGGTTGGATCCCCATTGCCGTCCAGAGTGTCACAATCTACTACTGTCACTAAAAACTCAGTGCCAATATCGTCTACATGGATCTCGTTTTCAGTGCTCATATTACCCGCCTATGTCGTCAATAAATTTCTGTGCCAGGGAAAGGGGGGAGGCCAGGGCACCAGCTTGTTTAAGCCGTGATGGGGAAGCCTGCCCTACCTTTACATTATTCTTCGATATGGTCTCCAAACGTAAGGGGAACCCTGCAGCCGGCATGCTCATGTTGAGCTTGAACTTGACTATCTCGGGGTACCCGTTCATCGTCCTACCGCTATATTAATCCTTTTGGCCATGGCCAGTATGAACCTTTGTACCTCATGGTACGCAGCTGCTAAAGCTGGCCGCTTTAGGCCAAACGTGTGTATCTTCCTCTTTATCCCGAAGGTGTTCATTGCGGGGTGATATCCGTAAGCGCATCGTCTACATCGAAAACGTAAAGTGGAGTGACCCCATCCAGGTCAAAAATGGTAATAGTATCCGCGGTGTCATCGTGTTTCCTGCGATTGAAGTTGGCTTGGTGTATAGCAGTAAGCTGGCCCGCCTGAGTAGTCTCAAGGGTAACCGGTTCAGTCAGTCCTCGGCCTGGCTCTGCCCATACGGCTGCCGGCACGGCATCAAGATCACCGGTGACTATGTTGGTGGGAACGGTAACGGTATTGACGAGGGCAGAGACAGTCGCAGGGAACTGGGCGACACCCTCTACAGTATAGTACGCAGTGTTGAAGTCTCGAGAGTATAAAACCCCGGACACCGCGACCATGCTTAAGTCGACAAGCAGTCTCCACCCGTTAACCAGAAAGTAGAGATCCCCCGTCTGGCCCCCAGGTATAGGGTCCAAACCAGTGCGCTCCATTACGATCCCCCACCGGTCATACCCTCGGTTCTGCATGTCATTCCACCTGACGTAAGCTGACCAGACATCCTCTCGGATATCCAGGCTGGTGACGCCTGGGTTAACAGTGATGCGCTTAGTAGCCCCCTCAAAGCCCACCTTTTCCTGGTCAAGCCACTCTGTCCAGAAATTAAACCCAATAGGTAACACCCTGACTATTACTCCTGAATTTGAAAGTTAACCCCTACCCCTGCGTTGGAAGTGCCGGCAGCAAGTAGGCGGAGAGACACAGTAAAGTACCCGGCCTCAGTAATGTCCCACCCTCTATAAAGGCCATCCCCGTGCGGCGGGAACATAGAAGTTAAGTCTAACTCATAAGGAATGTTGGCTCCTATAAACGCGGACACTTGGGAGCTGGATACGGGGGTAGCTACTGTAGCCCCAAGGTCCCACTCCAGCCCGTCTGCACTTTCAGTCCAGGTTGCCCCAGTCAGAACAGGGTTGAACTCGGCCTTTAACTCCATCGCCCCTCCGTCAGAGATCAAAATAGCATGCAGTGGCCTGAGCCGGCACCGGTTATTTGTTCCCCCTAATAGCTCGGAAGCCCTGACTGAAAACGCAGGGGTAAAAGAAGTACTGTTAATTACCTTGTTAACCGACAGGCTGGTAGGGGTGACTGGGTACTCTGGGTATCCAGACCCGGTTACCGCCCCGCAGAAGACATACATCTCTGAGGTGGAGCCTACCAGTGCGGTGTTTTCCTGCTTCACTCCGAAGGCCATGTTAGGGTCGGAAAGGTAAGGCCGGTCCAACGCGTTGTACCCGTTCATGACGTGGCAGGTTACTTTAACCCCCCCGATCCACGTACCAAAGCGTACGACTCCAGACCCCAGGAACTGGTAGTCGATCCACCATATGTTGGTTTTTGTAACGTCAAGGGTTACCTCGGAAAGGTTATTATCTCCGCCAGAACCGTCCAGGCGATCTCCGCTCCAGTTAGCTCGCGGGACTTTAACCTCTACACCAGTAAGCGCCCCCTTGATCGCCACATATTGATCAGTGCCCTCCCAGGCAAACACCATGTAGTCCGTGTCGTTGAACCATCCAATGTGCCGGTTGAGGCCTGCTTTGCCCACATCCCCAGCTTTCATCGTGAACTCTAAACTGATGGTGGAGCCAGGACGGTACATGTACCGACGATTACTATAGTACTCTAGCTTGTCCCCATTGGCCGTACCAGTTGTCACCTTCGTCCCGCCAAGAGCTGGGTCGTCTACTGCGTCCGCAGTACCGGTTACGATTTTGTGGAACCGAGGGTCCTGGGTACCTTCATAAAACTTGAAGATACCCATCAGGCTGGGCTCACTCGTCCCCATTAACCCAAAGGCATCGAACACCGGTGAACCCTCGGCGAACCGAGTAAATGCCGAACCCCCACTGTCTACCGATTGACGGTGGGTAGGGTCGACCCCATCGGCAACCATGTGGACGGGGGTATAGATATCGTTCTGCCCGTCGTTGACCATTACCGTGTGGACACGCTTGCCACTGCTGTCCGGTGGAGATTGAATAAAGTCTTCAGCCATCGCTACTACCTGCTAAAAAAGGAGGGGGCTTTCGCCCCCTTGTTGTTATTCCCTGTCAGCTTACGCTATGTAGGACGGGTCAGCTGTGGGAGAGATAGTGACCGCCAGGTTGGTGCCACTAAGCGTGGCCTCCAGCGTGTCTGGTTCAATGAACCCCGGCCTGTTAAACGCTACGATTATATCAAGCGGGGTGTTGGCTGTGTGTCCGCCGACTACGTAGGTGGAGTAGGCCATTACAATATCCACGTTGGCCGCGATGGTAATGTCCTGTTGCTGAACATCCCCCTCATCCTCAAAGATGGTGGCGGAGTCAGTACCAAAGGAACTCGAATGGTACACGGTGAACGTTCCACCTATAGCCAGTGACGCAGCCTGCACGCTGAGCGTGAGGATCGAAGGCCAGGAACGTTCGACCGGGATGTTATCAACAACGCGCAGGTTGTTTCGTTCTGCCGCGTTGAAGCTTTCAAGATACGTCAGCAAGGTGAAAACGTCACCAGAGAAGGTGGTCAGCGGGAACTGTTTATCTCCCCGCTTAGTAGGACCATCCGCAGTACCAGTACCGTTGTTAACCGAGCTAAAGTTTATATCAGTAGCCTGACGCCATAGCCAATTGATCTTCTCGTGGACGGTTTGGTTGTCCTGAAGGTCGCCTTCTACGTAACCCCAAAAGTTGTACGGTGTACCATCAACGAGACCAGAGTAAATCTCATCTACATCGAGATTGAACACGACGTCAGCGTAAATTCCACCACCACCAATAGTTCCATCACTGGCAACCAGCTTAGGATCGATAGTGTTAGCGGCGGACACTGGCATGATCTCAGCGTAATTAACCGCGTGCTGCTCCATAACAATGGTCTTGCCAACCTCGGCACAACGAGTGAACCAGTTAACCCCATTCGAGTTCCTGTTATCACTGCCTGCCAAATCGTAGATCAGAACCAGCTGGTTGATGTACCCAGTCATAACTGCGGAGGTAGGTGCGGTCAGCTCTGCATCAGAGGAGGGCCAGAAGTAGAGCTGATCAGCCGTGTCATTCAGGTTACCTGAGCGCCACAGGGCGTAGATTTTACGGGCCGCTGCAGTAGATGTATCCCGAATCTCCAGTGCGGTATCCCGAATAGCGTTTACTGTGTCCGTGTTGTGTGGCTCCCAACCATTGAGGGAGGCCAATGATTTAGCGCGTGGTTCGATGGAGGTGAACGCTCGGTCATACTTGTCCAGATCCAGGGTGTCCCACATGTCTACCATCTTGGACGCAAGGACAATCCCCTGACACCCATCTACGAAAGACATGGCACCGGCCTCAACAAACTCATAGGTCTTGCTGAAACCGACGATATTCATATCAGATCCTGCGGTCTCTGCTACCGGAGACCCAGTCAACTCATCAAAAGTTATTACGGTGGCCGTAACCCCAGTGACCGTGCCGGTAATCCCCTCATTGGCTGCGTTGGTGGTGTGAGACAGAGTGAACACATCTCCAGTTACTAGCCCTCGGTTAATAACCCCGTTGACGTCGGCACCGCCAGTGGTGATCCATGCGGCAGTAGCAGAAGTAAGAGTCCACTCTATCCCTGCGACAAACGCCAGGGCCACATCACTCCCGCCCTTGTCCGCAATGTGGAGGAACAGGTTAGAGTTCTGTACAAGGTTAGCTTTGGTAGTGATCTTGGCCATTAGTGTCTCCTGGGCATGTTATTTAGGTTTGGTAGGAAGGGTCTGGTTCCAGGGAGAATGTTACTGTTGCGTCCGATGCTAACAGGGTATAGGACAAAGTCTCCCTGATCAGCCCCGAACCCCCCGCGGTTATTGTAACTTTGGTGTTAGCGGCAAAGGTGTAAGTATACGTTACTTGCCCGCCGGTTACGTCCTGCGTGTGCTGCAACGTATAGCTACCTTGTTTGACCCTTACTTCAGATCCGTTGGGGGACTCAATAGTCAGGGTTGTCTGGCCAGCAACCACATCCACGGTGCCGGTGCCTGCATTACCTACGCTGGGGATTGAGGCGCCAGAGGCAATGTTAATTGTCAGGACCTGGCTGGCCGAGACATTGCACAGAATCGTCTCATCGCCATTGGCCGGGTTGTTGGCTACGTCCGTGCCGGTAGAGCCGGCGGCATATCCTGTATCAGTGTTGTCCCACGTCACTGTGGTATTGGAAGTTATATTGCCTAAATCAACGGCGTGTCCATTACGGTCTGTAGAAAATGAGTTGCCGGTAACCTTAGCTAGATCGTCTACAAGGAGCATAACATTGTCGGTAACTCCCCCGCTGACGTCATCGAAGGTGTTACCCGTTAAGGTTGCCCCGTTCTGGGTGACCGTTTCGCACTGGCGGTACACACACCCATCAAGTGTGCTATTAGAGTCATAGGAGAACGTCCCCATCCCTACGAAAGTACAAGTATTCTTCTCAATCAGGAGGGAACTGGTAGCAACGAAGTTCCCTTTTGTATCCACGCCCAAAGCGCTGATGGCAACGTTGGTCCACTTTAGAGTGGTACCAGTATTGATAACCTCGAACTCAATAAATGCTGCGCCAACATGCTCAAGGTTGTTGAGTGACACGTTGATGTTAGATTCATCAAAGAACGAAGCAGTGGCTGCAGTACCGAAACCTACCCGGCACTGCATTGTGAACGCTCCGGTAACCCCAGGGACCCCTTGGAACTGTCCGTTTCGGTTAGCCTGAGAGTCGTTGTCCGCGGCCATCCCTGTGAACGTAGCCGGGGACCCTGAATCCCCAGCAGTAATGTCGTAGCTCCTTCCTTGCCTGATAGCGTCTATACCGAAAGGTGCCCCTTTAGTGGGGCCTCCAACCAGTTTGGCGCTCGCGCCATAAGTGTCCATGTTGGCCGCGGTGACGGTGCCGGAGTCGGCTGTCGCGTTCTCAGGGTCGACAACGAAGCACAACCACGGAGCCCCGTAATCTATCTCATCGGAACCGGTGTAATAATACTCGTTGTAGGTGGCGCCTGAGCTACCCAACAAGGCTCGCAGCCCCCCGTTGGCTTTGGTATCTAGCGAGCCGGGGGTGGCGTGAGTGACCCACATGAAGAGAGCGTCCAGGTCTCCAAGATTGAGAGAGGTGTTGGTTGTGTCCTCCAGCATGCCTTTGGTGGTGTTAGCAAATGCGTTCTTGCTGACGCAGCTTGAGCCCTGAATGAAATAATCTGTCTCTATGTTTAATCCTGACGCCCCGCCACCTATAGCAGCCCAGTTAGACGTCGTGCTGGAGTCGTCAGGGATGAGAGTTGTTAAATCTGAAGTGTATACCGGAGCTGCCATTCCTTTACCCTACTGGGGGAATTCCAAAAAGCCACGCCATGAAAATACCGATGGCAGACAGAGTGAAAGCACTGGCGACGACAGAGATCCCCTTAAATAACACCCCAATAGAGTCTTCACTTTTCTCGACTCTGCCCGCTAACGCTGTGGCACACACTGTATGCGCTACCAGTTTCCTCTCTACTTTATTAGTTCTGGCCAGCAATGACGACTGTGCTTGCTGTTGTATAAACACCTTCTCCTCTATCCTTGCCAGGAGAGTTAGGGTGTCAATTATCTTGTCCATTTTTGTGTCAAGATGGGATAGCCTTTCGCTTAACATCTCAAGGGCTGAGTGGGAGTATTGCGGGGTATTTTCAGGCACAATGCTTCCTTATTAGTTAGAGTAAGAAAGTTAGATAATACCATATTGCCACCTCTGTTATCCGTTCAGGGAGGGGATTAAAGGCCCGTGTGTTTTTGGGCGAACAAAGTCACTAACAAACGTCCAGGTAGCTGAGCCGTCTACCACCGTGCCAGAGGTGGGCCATGTAGGTTCACCTCCAGAAGTAGTGCCGTTCGCAGTGCAGGTAAAAAACCTGTTTACATCTGTTGGTTTGGTTGGGTATATTTTATCCCCAATGGCGACGGGCGCCGAAGGTGTCCAAATCTCCCCCATTTCAGGAGAAAGAGTAAGAAGGACAGGCCCTTGGAAAACCCCGATATCAATAGAAAAGGACTCACCTGAAACAACAGACCTGCTAATGAACTCTCCGGTGTCAAACTTCCAGGCGAGGAGCACCCAGTCCACAATGGCGTAGGGCTCCTCCAATGTCCCGTCTAGGGAGTAGGATGCAGTTACAACTGCTGGAGGGTAGTTGGACATCTCCACTATGTCCGTCCACTCCTTGGTACTTAGGGCAACAGCAAACACCATCGCCTCATCCGCAATCCCATCATACCCGTTACCGAACATACCGGTAGGAGAGAAGGAAGGGACAGATGTTAGATCCGCAACCTTCCCCGCGTTCACCTTAAGGTCTCCGACCCCAGCGTTGACAGAAACCCCCACAAGATAGGGCTTGGTAGCGTAGAGGGGAGCGTCAGAATCATGCTCTGCCGAGGAGTAGTAGTAACTTAGTTTGTTCCCGTTAAGTCGTAACCCGTCCGTACCGTTGTCGAACAACTCCCGAGTCCCTCCAGTTGAATCTGGAGTGACCATCACGGCGAGGGAGAAGGTGGTAGAAGCGGCGGCACTGGTGAAAGCCATTGAGTCTGCGGACACTACATCCATGCCTGTATTTGCCGGTTCGTTCTTGATGTACTCAGAGACGGCGGAATACCCTGGGGTACCCGTCCATACCCCATCATTCCCCAGACTCCCTAAATCTACGGCGTCCCCTGACGCGTCGTCAAACCTGAAATAGTTCACTGGGGAGTAACTTAAAACCTCGGCGGCGAACCTGGAATTTACTGCGGCGTAAACCTGTTTAACCTGATGGGCGGTTAGCGCAGAAGAGAACGAGATCACTTCGGCCATGTCACACGCCGCATAGTTGCTGTTCGCCGTGTCTGCCCCAATCTGAATATTAACAGAGGATCCCGTGTTTACCGCGGTGCTCCCGTTCGTATAGCTCTCGGTCTCTGCGTTGTCATTAACATACAGGTTTGTTCCGCTCACTGTAGAACCAGCAAAGACCATGGTCAGCATGTAAAAGTTCCCCGCCACCATCACAGTACTGCCGTTCGCGGAGGCCCCTGAAAAATCTACCCCAAAAGTACCATCCGCGTTGATCTGCAAAGCCACTCTGGTGCCCGTAGCCTCAGACCCGTACTTCAGGAACTTCTCTACAGCCCCTACCGCTGCCGGCTTAAACAGGACACAAATCGTTCTGGTGGCACTCCCTGCCACCCCGGCAGAAGCCGTCTGCACGTAGTCGTCTGTGCCGTCAAACGTCATCGCCTTTAGGGTACTTTGGTGAATCGGGCCGTCAGCCGTAGCCATAACCGGGTTCCCGTTAATAATTCCGTTGCTGTAGGCTACCGTCTCATCATATGCTATAGGCCCCTCCGCTTCCCCTAGCCGCCAGTGGTTGGTTGGGGATAGGTTGCTTACTACCTTGTGGTGGCCCCTGGTCTCCATTAAAGTCCGGGCAGACATAGCTAAATCCCGTTGGTCTACGGCAGACATCCACGTGGGGAATATCGCCACATTTTGTAAAACTCCGTCGAAGGATGCGAGTGCGTCACTTATGGTCTCGAAGTTCAGAGCCGGGGCGGAGGTAGCAGTCCCGTCCGCTTCCCCGTTCAGGTAAAAGTTCACCGCCCCTATTGAGACTGAGACCCCCAGTACAGCAACCTCACCGGCAGCCAATGCTGTAGTACTGAGGTGATCCGCAGCAGAGTAGTTCAGGTTTTGCTTTCCGTCCTTAATCGACCAGTGCCCGACCCCGTTATCCTCGAGGATTTTGTACTCCCCTGTAGCGCTGTCAGGTACGACAATGGCGACCAAAGAGTACGTGGTGGTAGCCGTCGGTGGGGCAATTGCTAACTCACCATTAACCCCGGCAAAAGTATACCCAGTATCATCGCTGTACCCTTGATGGCCTGGAGCGGATACAGTGATGTCCCCGGACAGGACCCCGTCATTCTCGTTTCTTGACCAATCTATCGCGTCCCCTGAGCTTTCGTTTAGGGGCCAGAACCCATTAGGGGAGCGACTTATGATCTCGTGTGCCATCCCCCAGGCCCGGCCTGCCCTGTAGTGCGCCCTAACTCTTTCTGGAGTAAGGATTTTATTGTAAATCGCCACGTGCTGAAGAGTTGCCGACGAGGACGAACCGGATGCGTTATACCTATTCCCTACCCTGCTTTGAGGGGAAACGGAGAGGTCTATCGGGTCTATTACATCCATCCCCCCTTCGTACTCCCCATCCTGATACAGGACAACTTTAGTTCCGTCCAGGGTAAAGACCAGGTGGTGGGGTTTTCCGTCCTGTAAAGTCGTTCCCAAAGTGTTAAGGCCGTCTGCAGTCTTGTACAGTTGGATGTCCGTGTCCGAACTATCATTCAAAATAAGGAGGAACCTTGGGGTCTCAAAGTCAAACAGGTAGGATCTAGCCGTGTCCGTCTGAGGAAAGTGGTACCACACCTCAAAGGAAAACTTATCCCCTGAAGCTGCCACATCGCTTATGTCTAAAGAAGTCGAACTGGTAGTGTCGAAGTTCACCCCAGTACTTCCCGGTTCGTAAACCGCCCCCTTCACTCCCAGAGCTGGGGAGCCCGTGTAGTCCCCGGGAACATTATCTTGCCCTGAATTGGCAGCTACAATGCCGGAAGTTTCATCTAACTTCCAGTACCAAAGGGGAGAGTCCTTCATTACTTCCTGGCTATAGCTCACACTTAAGCTCCTAAATTAAAGTCTGAAGAAGGGGTATACCCTGTCGCTGAATCTACTACAAAGTCTGTTGAGGGGGTATACCTCGGTAAATATAAGAACGTGTGGGAGAGCCCCTGTGTGCAGAGTAGCCCCCCAACCGCCGACGATATCGTTGCAATTACTGTCCCCTCGACCGAGATCGGGGTAACAACTAAAGAGGTCCCGGTCAGCCCAGTCTCTGAGTGTATAACGGTTAGGTCGAGTGTCGTAAGGGTGAACTCATACGTCGTCCCCACCTCTGGCCCTATGTTCCCCTCTGACTGAGTATTGAAGTAAGCGAGCTGCTGGGTACGGTCTCTGTGCGCCCAGGTAAAAGTCAACTCTGAATCGATAACCAGCTCCGGGTACTCTACTGTGTTTAGCCGGTACTTACCTGGTGGGTATGGGCGTTGGTATCTGTTGTTTAGAATTATGGTGTCGTAGGTAGCCTCGCTCTCCTCTAGTTGCCCGTTGGGTGTGATAGGTAATAGCTTTACCCTTACCTCTTCTGCCTCAACCCTTTCAGTAGTGTCTGAGCCAAAGTTGCCCCCGGAAAACCATATCCGCTCCTGCGCCGCGTGCGGGACGGGGACGGTATCTAAAATGGCCCTGTCCACTACAAAGGTTTTGTTCACCGAGTCCAAAGAGACTAAGTTAACCATCTCGTCCCCGATATACGCGTGGTCCCCTATCTTGACTTCACTAATCAGGTCAGAATCGGTGTAGGTTAACACCGTTTCTGTATACTTAATGTCCCCGACTAGCAGTGCCGAAGGGGCAAAGTTCCCGTCCCCTGTGTCCACGTACGTGGCCCCCGGGGCCGCTGTAAACACGTCGTACTTAAAAGCATCTCCAGCGGTTCTGACAGCCAGAGTCTGAATAAACCCAAAGTCAGGGTCGTATGAGTCTGGGGTGGTGGTTGGGTCCATGTTGACGTCCCAGTACGGGGCCTCTACAAGTGCCCTCTTTGTCAAATCTAAAGGGATGCTTGTGGGATCTGTCCACCCAGTAGGCTGCTGCCCAGCGTAGGTTACATCCGCCAGGCCGAAGACATCCTCCACCGCAACGAGAGTAATGGTCCCGTCATTGATGGTTCCAGCCTCCACCTTCCCCACTCTGAAAACCAAGTCCACTAACCCCAGTTTCGGCCACGTTAGTTTGAATACATCCCCGATAGAGATTCCCGCAGCAGTTCGGTTAACAGACAGTTTCACCTTAGTAAGTGGCGTGGACCTGGCTAACAGGTCTCTTTGTGCCACTCGCATGGCAAGTTCTGCCGTGGGTATCCCCGGGTAGTGAACCTTAAACGGGACGACAGCCCCCTGCATCTGGATATTGCCCAGGTTCTGTACGGTAATAGTTTTGTCTTTGTTGTCTTCGTGATCCCGGTAAATCACACTCACTTCATTTATCGTTTCCCCTATGGCCAGCCTGGAAAAGCTATCTAGGGAAACAATGTTTGACGGGTCCAGTGCGAGGATGTTGGCAACTACGTAGTCCTTTCTGATTAAGGACAGCTCCCACTTGCCTGTAATGGGCGACACTGAGACCTTGGCGTCAATGTGGTTGACCACCTCCCTAAGAAAGTCCTCAATACTGGAGGACTCGTTCCACATCATTGATAACCCAAATGACTCAGCTTTAAGAGTTGCGGATGCCTCAAGGAACGTGGCTTCATCTACCGTCCCTTCTGGGTACCCCATCCCCCATTGAGTGCTGGTTAAGGTTTCCCTTATAAGGTGCGACGGGTTCAGTGCCTCGTCTATATCCGCATTGGTTATGTCCCATTGAGGAGACCCGTTGGTCTTAGTCTGCGTGCGGACTACCTGAACAGCGAGGGCCTTAATGTATGGGTTGGTGCCAAAGTAAAAGCTCTCAAACACCAAACTGCAGACGCCTCGAAAGGCGGGAATAACCTGCCCGAGAAAGGACTGCAAGTAGGGGTCCTGCCCTTGGCTAGCATTCCCGTCAAGGACCCTGACTATGCCATGGACTCCTCCCTCTCTGGACTCCCCGCCGAACAACCCCAACTTGTTGACGAAGATTTCCCCTGACGAAACGTTGCCTTCCCACGCCTTTCGGTCAGCGAATATAATTCTCTTAACGTAGTCTACCGGGTGCCCAAGGACTACGTGCATCCCCAGCAGGTACTTGTACCCAACTACGGTAGACTTGCTGCTACCTCCCATACGCGAATTCCACTAGCTTTAATGCCATGGCGTCCCCTGTCTTCAGGAACGCCTCTTCAGGCAGCCCTTTCTTACGAAACTCCCTCCAGTCCATCCCATGGAGAGAAAAGAACTTCCTCCCCCCAGTGTTACAGTACCCATGCTTTCCATCCGCTCTGGGGATAGATTTAAAATGGACTAAAGTAATAATCATTTCTTTCCCCCTTTCTTTACTATTGGTATGCTAGCTAAATCCCCATACGCGACTACGTTGGCCCCTGTTATTGTGACCTTACCAAACACCACTGGGACCGGCCTGTCCTCATCCGAAGTAGGGATGTCAAAATCAGAAAGAGTAGCCGGCTTCGGTTTAGGCGGTCGCGGGGCAAGCATAATTTGCAACGCCACGGATATGATGAAGAATATAAGTTGGGGCATCTTAAAACACCAGTGTCCCGCCGAACGGGCTTTTCGGGGGGATGAATGGAAACCCTCCGTAATTTAGTATGTTGGAGTACCGAGTATCACAGTCCTCAGTAGTATGCTTACACCCTGGGTACAAGTCCACTGCCACCCCTACTTCTGCTCCCGCAAACGGGTAAGGGATGTCCACGACAGCGCCCGTGTGGCTTGTTATGAACCTGGTGTCATAGAGCCCTTCGGCGGTGGGGATCTGCACAAACCCGCCCGCGAAATACCCGTCTGCGAACCCTCCAGCGGCGGAGATATTTAGACTTCCTGAATTAACCGCGCCAATAGCCCCTGAAACCCTATAGTCGAACCGGTTAAGCCTGCACCCGGAATCAAACAAGACATGTGGGCATGTGGCCTGGTAGTTACGCCACAACCCCATTCTCTTTTTGGATGAAAAAATAGACTCACACTCTAGCTTCGCCTTCACACTTTCCCACGCGCAGGAGAGAACCCTGCCTGCCCACACCGTGGCGTAAACATCCTCTGTGGGATGGAGGCGAAAAACGGTTACTGCCAGGATACCGGCAGGGGCGTAAACCCTGTACAGGTCAGCTATGTCTAGGTCCCGAGGCACTGTTATGGTAACCCCCGATCTATTTATCTCGTCGTTCTGGTTGATAGAGCTACGGGATATAGTTGTCGGAAGGTATGTTTCATCCCCAAACTCAACTTCTTCTTCCGTGGAGGTGTAGGTGTATACAGTCTGCCCGAGGACGAACCGGTAAAGCTCAACCGGCTCCCCTCCTCGTACGCTAGCCTCTACTGTTTCATACGTCATACTTCAACCCTCTTACTACGCTAGAAACCTGTAAAACCCCGGGGTTCCTCCAGGACATCTCCACCCGGTCAGAATCCAAACGGGAGAGTGCCATATAAGAAACAAACTTTATATTAGATGCTTTGATATCCACTCCAAACGGGGAGTCTAAATCTAGCCTCTCCTCTGTAGTAGACAACTCGGTGTACCCGACCACCCGCCTATAATAAACCACCCCCGTTTTAAGTTCTATCCTTAAGTCCCGCCGGCTTACCTTCGCAGAAAGGTACCTCGTGTACCCTACGTTTACCACCGTCAGTTGAGCAACAATGGCCTCTACATCTACAACAACCGTTAGGTCCAGCTGGAAGGTAGGGGCCCAAAACTCTACCAGCTTCCCTTGTCTGGCTGAGAACCACCCTCTCAATGCAGCTATCCCCGGCCTGTCAAGCTTCGTCCAGTGGTAATCGGTAAACGTGTGGGAGAAATTAGATTGGTCTTCGTACGTTTTCCCGCCCGTGGCATTGTCCAGTATTTCAAGGTCTCGCTTAAATTTAGAAGATATGTCTTTGTTCCAAAAGGGTGCCGTGTCCATTACTGGAAGCCCTCTATACAGAGTGGCGGATTCGATTCCTGTAAGGGCCCGGTTATCCTCAACCTCAAACTTGAGGCTGCCTTGATAAAGGTCTGGGGTAATAAGGGACATCGCGACTTCCTTCCCTAGCCGGGCCAAATGCACTGGGATCACTGAAGTGTTTACCCCCCAGGCGCTCTCTGTCCCCTTGACCAAAGTCAAACTGCTCGCGTTCACGTCCTGTATCTCCACCACCTCCATTACCTCCTCGTCCAATATTACAACCGCTAACCCGCCGGCCCTAAAATCAAGGTCCGTGGTAACCACAGGCAGGGTCAGCGCCCCTACAGCCACGGAGGAAGTGAGTGAGGACTCGTCCGCCCAAACTGGAACGGAGAAAACCCCAGTCTGCACCCCCCACATAAGGGTATTAAACCTTTGTCGTTGAACCCCTTGTAGCATAGTTTTGAACTCTATGTACTTTTGGGGTATCTGCCGGACTTTCACCCTCTGTTCTGACCCGTCAAAGCTGCGGAGAACCTGTGTCTTCCACTCCAAAGTCTCAATAAACGGTTGGCTCCAATCTGGCCGAAAGTTAAATGGAATTACTCGAGTGCCGGTAACTTGCAGCGTAGGGGAGTCAGAAGGGAACACAAACGTGTACCTGGCATCAATCTGCGCCGGCCCTGTAGAGGCTGGGCTTAAGGTGTAAAACCTTATTTCCAGTGCGCCGAAGGTAGTGGGGGTAGCCTTTGGCTCCCCTAAGTCCAGCCCTTCCGCGTCTTCCGCGTCAATGGCGGACAAAAGTTGGGGAACCCTATAAGCATTCCAGACTTCTACCGTACGCTCCTGGGAAACCAACAAGGTGCCCAAGATTAGCGGATTGGGAAAAATGTGGATCCGGTTGTAAACATCAATGGCCTGGGAGGAGTCCCATGTAGTCACCCCCACTCTGGAGGACCGATTAAATTTTAGTGGGGTGCCATCAGTTTTGGAGAATGCCCCAGCCAGGGGTAGGTCCGATTCATACTTCGGTACTCTAGGCCATACGTACTCGTCCTGTATGTTTATAGCCGCAGCGGTGTTGGGGTAGATAGTGGGGGTTGCCCCCCCTTCCGTAACCGTGTGGCCTGACAATGCTGTCATTACGGGCCTTCATACCTTACCGCGAACCCCACGTGCATAGTGTACGTTCTAACATGTGAAGGAAACACCATCCACTTGACCCCACCTATAGTCAGGATCTCTCCTGTGGCGTAATTAGAAATGTTGACGTGCCTGAAGTTAACCGCCGCCCCGATAACAGAAAGAAGGTTGTCTGGCCTCTGCATCAAAACCATGGGGGTAATAAACGCCGGTTGAAGGTTACCCTGATTAACTTTCCACACATAAGGAAGGGACAAAGAGGCTGGGTAGAAGCCCAGTTGACCTACTGGGTATTTGTATGTAGCGTTCTCGTTATAAATCTTGGCGTTGTAGATCCACTCCAAACCGTCTATATCGCATTTTATCCCTAAGTTAGGGTACGGAGTGTAGTACCTAGAAGCCTGGTCCCACACCGTCGGGGTAGGCTTGTAGCTGGTGTTGGAGGCATACCCCGCCATGTGTTCGGGGTTGTACTCCCTTATGTAAGACGTCCTAGTTTGGGTGGTTGCATGCCCGTACACCCCCCCTCCCCACGTACCATATTTGTGTATCTCTCCAAAGGACATCTGCTGGATATACTCAGTGTTATAGTTAATTACGATAACTATTTCATTTGACGCACCAAACTCGAAGAAGTGGTACGTAACAGGAAAAATCATGTCCAGCCCTGAAGAGTTTTCCGTAGGACCCCCATAGTGGTCTAACATAAAGAATGTTCTGGGGGATGGGTCTATTAAGCTCCCAAGCCCATCATGCGCGTCACTGAAATCTAGTTGCAACGCGAGTGCATCGGGGACCGTTATCTTTACTGCCGTCCCCCCCTTACTCAAAACTCCCGCTGTTAGCGTCCACCCATTGGCAGTTGCAAAGGAGTGGATAATACTTTGTAGGTTTGTGAAGTCAGTAAAAGTTCCTGTCTGGTAAGCCATGCCTTACTCCAGTCTAAGCGCGATGTAATCAGAAAGTCCTGTCGCCTGGTTATTACTGATCATTATGTTCTCCGTCCCTTCTGCTGTAATTATATCCTCCGCTGCAGCGGAAAACCCCGTAACGTAAAAGACCCCGTCCAAGTCCCCCAAAGCCCCGTCGGTTGGGTGTATCAGCGTGCAAGGCATCAATGGGTACGTCCCGTTGACGTCCCTACTGTCCTCCATTGAGAGCGTAGGGCAATGGGCCCCATGCGAGTTGATACCAAATATTTGGTAAGCATCGTTTAACGGAGCCATATAAACGCTTTCCCATAGTCCAGATATCCTTCGGGCCTTACTGGTAGCGTTGAACAGATCATTGCTCCCTGCTGCGGAGTACCGGGTACTTTCTGTGTCGTCGGTCGCCATCACGGTGATTGGGTACGGGAACTGCCCTAGTGAGTTAAACGCCAGGTGTTTCCCCACATAAGCAATGAAGTAGTGTGTTTCTATTAGCGTGATGAGCGTGATCTTTTGCCCGTTTACTGCGAGCCAGTACCGGATACCTAAGTTCCAGCAAGGCATCCACCGCTGACCTGAGTGGCCTGGCTGATCATCCAAGATAAGGCTATCTACATACCCCGCGGTCCCTCCGAAGGAGATATTATAGTAGTCTGAGGAAATGGATTGGTAGGAAGTAAACGCTGCCCATATCTCTTCGGTGCCCGACAACCCAGGACCCTTAAGGATCATTTCAATATTCGGTTGGGACTGCCCGTTTAAGACGTCGTCTATATGTCTCTCCTCTGTCCAGCCTTCACTGGACGCAGCTAGAATTGCCTGGGTTACATCAAAGGTGAACTGGTCACTGACCGCAAAGTTACCTGACCCGGCAATAATATCAAACCCGTCTATGAACGTATTGGTGTATGAAACCCCTGTAGTGGCCGCGGCTTGCGCTCCAGACACGGACCCAGTCACTGACCACGCCTCCGCCCCCGGCACTGCGGCACTGGTACAGACCACCGTCCATACCTCCGTGACTGCGTCTGGGGACGCGTTGAGATTATTAATCACCCCGTCCCCGGTGCCGGTGAAGGAGCTACCTACAACAGTAAAGGTGTCCCCTAAAATAAAGTCCACCCCCCCTGCATCTATCTGGAACCCTACCAGAGTCTCAGAGTAAAGTCCTCCGGTAGTGTATTGGGGTAAAGCTCCTGTAGTTGACCCTGTTACGGACCACAGCTCCTCCCCTACAATGGTTACATCTACACAGGCCACCGTCCACACTTCATTGGATCCGCTAGGGCTGACGTTCTCCTCTGACATGCCCCCGTTACCGGTGCCGGAGTAACTGGACTCCCCAATGATCCCGTTGCCTTTTGAAAACCTTCGTATGATCTCCAACATCTCGTAGTGCCCTGTACAATTCCCTATTTTAACTGCCATTCTTAAATCACCGCGTTTGGGTTGCGTCTCATTATGTTAACCACCAACTCTTCCCCAGCATTAGTAGTCAAATAGTCAGAAACTAAACTTGGGTCAAGGACATTAATGACCTTAGTGCTGTTGCCCGCTTGGGAGCTGTTGGAATTATCTATGCTATTACTGAGCTGGTCAATGGGTGAGGACACCTTAGCCCCGGTCAGCGCAGTAAGGCCACCTTCCGCCATCTTCTGAAGCCTGCCAGAGTTGGCCGCATGGATGAACCCCGCCCCCAGGTCCTTGGTGGCAACAGCATTAAGGATCGCCTCCTTATTACTGACCATTAGCGGAATGGAATCTGAGGTTGTCGTGCCGGGGCCTGTGATTATACCTCCGGTGGCTGCCCCCATACCAAAAAAGCTACCAACAGCTTTCATCGCAACGGACAGAAACCCACTTTTGCTTTCTCCCCCACCGCCGCCACCGCCACCACCGCCACCACCGCCGGAAAACAGGCCGGCAATAGCGCTGAAAATACCCCCGCCACCGCCGCCACCGCCGCCACCGCCGCCACCGCCTGAAAACAACCCCATAAAGGAATCGAAGAGGCCTGGTAGTGTTTCCGTAAAAATATTCCCTAACGAGTCAACCCCGGTTTTAAAAACCCCACTCAGCTTTTGGACTACTCCGGTAAGGCTTGCGAACGCCCCTGCAGACTCAGACCCCGTTGAACCCTCCTCGGTACCCTTGGGTTTGGTAAACCCAGGGATTGTAATACCAACGCTGCTTAGCAGCCCCTGCGTAACCTGATTAATCTGGGCCTTTATGATTGACCTTGATATGCTGAGTAGAGTCTCCTCAACCAGCGCCTTCATTGAGTCAAGGAAGTTCTCCCCGTTGTGCAGGGCGTCGACGAACTTGTCGCCTATCTTGTCAAGGGCGCTGGCAAGGGTGTCTGAAATGGTCTCCGAAAGGTTCTTAACGTTATCCTGCATCGTCCCCAGCTTGGACGAAATTGTATCCAGGTCGAACCCATCGAATATCTGTACATGAGATTGCCGCAGCAGGTTGTCCCTCTCCTCCCGTAGTGCTACTAGCGCTAGCCGTACATCCGCCAGCCGATTCTCTATGTTCGTCAGCGGCTCCCCTGATAAGCCTGGGAGCTGGCCCTCAAGGTTAGCTTCAATGTTTTCCTGCGCCGCAATCCTGCGGTCAAGGGACCCACCTTGCTCATGCTTACTGAGGGGGACGTTCTTAGCCCCTTTGAGTGCTTCCGCAGTGGTAAGTCGACGGGCGTCAAGTAGCGCTTCGTCCAGCCCTCTTAGCTCTTCCTCAAAGACTATCCTGGAGGAGGCCTGGGCGTTACGCTGCTTCGCTAACTCCAACTCTTCAGCAGAGGTGTTCTGGAGTTTGTCGTCTATGTCTAACTGTTCCAGCCCTAGATCGAGAAGTTCATTCTCAATCTGCAGCATCCTCACCCGAAGCGTCGCGGCCTCAACCGACCCAACCTCCTCGTTCTCAAGCGCGAACTCCAGCCGGCCTCTCTGTAAGTTAAGCTCCCGCACACTGTCCTGGTTGATCTGAGCGTCAGTAGCGTCCAGCGCTCTTTCCAGCTCCCGTTGTTGCTTTTTCTTCAGCTTAAAAATTTCTGTGTCGACACCGTTAATCTGTCTTTCCAGAGACGGGGCGTCCCCTTCCCCCCTGTCTAGCTTCTCAGTAAGGTCAAATCTTTTGGCGCCCAGCAGGCTCAGTTCCAAAGCGTGTCGTTTGCTAATCAGGTTGTCACTTATCAGCTGGAGGTTTTGGTTCCTCTTCGCTTCAATGATGTCATCGTTAACCTGGGCCAGCCTTCGATCTGTAGCCGCTGTGTCCGTTGGCTCCAGCTTATCCAGCC